CTTCGAGTATTACACCGGCCAGCCGATCGACACGTCGTCTTGGTTCCCTGCCGACGGCACGGCGGTGAACGTCGAACTTCTACAGAACTACTCGAATCTGGAAGGCACCCAAGACTTCTACGGCTTGGCGTTCTCGGTGCTGACGGGCCGATTGTCGGACCCTGAGATCGTCGCCAGCATTATCAAACCGTTGGCTTCTGATGCGGACCTGTATCCGAACAGTCCTCACCTCCGCCGGCTAGAGGATGAGGAACGACAGACTGGCGCTAGGGCGTCTCTGGTCGGCCAGTGGCAGGCGGAAGTCAGGAAGATGTACGAGGCTCAGGGGATACAACCCACTCAGGGGCAGATCGACAACTGGGCTGAACCGTTGTACATGAACACCAAGACGATCGACGAGGCGCAGGAGGCCATCGAAGCCACCGGCCTAGCAACCTGGCCGCACAAGCCGGTGGGGTTGGACTGGAAGACATGGGCTGACCCGTACACGGCGGCTTACGCCAACATTCTGGAGCTGGCAGAACCGACCTTCACCAACGATGATCTGAGGACTGCTCTCGGCAACGTCGAGCAGGCCCCGAACCTGCACCAGTTCAAGCAGGACCTCCGCCGGGACCCCCGGTGGTTGGACACGAAGAACGCCCGGGACTCCTATTACGGCACGTTCGGGCGGATCGGTCGACTGATGGGATTCGGATAAATGGCTATCACCCCCGACGGGCGAGTCTTCGCCCCCATTTTTGTAGGGCAAACCACTGACGACCCGGCGATTGTGGCGGCCATGGCCGCCAACCCGGACTCCCAGTTCCACCCTGAGTACATCAGGTCTCACGGTGGTGCGTGGAGGGATCCGTTCACTGATGAGCGGATCGGCGGAGTGCAAGACATTTGGGGTGTCGCCCACTCTTGGACGCAGGACCCGGAACACCAAGCTCCCGGGTTCAACGAGGCGGGTGATCCGGTCAACCCTGACGGCACTCCCCGCAACCCGTTCGTGCTGCCGAACATCACCCGGACGATTCCTGGCGGCGCCACCGTCGGCGAATACACCGAAGACGAGGAGGGGAACCTGGTTCCTACTCAGGGGAGTTTCCTGGAGTCGGCGCAACAGATTTACGACCAGAACATGGCCCGGGCGCTCGGTTCACCGACCTCCTGGCCGGGCGTGGGCGGCCAGCCGCCTACCGTTTCGGCCTCCAACCTGGCTGGGGCGATGGGGGCCCAGTGGCAGGGCGGTGGTGGGGTTCCCGCACAAACGGGCCAGACCGGCGGCATGGTCAATGTCCCCGGTGGCGTCTCGTACCCGGCGGTTGACGCTGGCGGTGGCACCTCTGGCCTGGCGGCCTTAGCTCGGGGCTCGGGCCAGGGGGAGATGAACCCCTTCGAGATTCTCGCCCGGACGATCGAGATGGCTCAGGAGATCGGTGCGACGCTCGGCGAGGGTGCTCTCACCCTCAACGAGGTCCAAGGATGGATCTCTGACATTCAGGGCGCTGGGGGCGTGGCGTCGCAGGCCCGGTGGAACATGGTGAACAGCATCCGGTCGGCCATCCTCCAATGGCGGGTCGGGAAGCAGGCGATCTTCGACCACTACCCGGAAATAGCAGCGGCCGGCATCACTGCCGACGAGATTGTGCCGGTGCTTGGTGTCGGCGGGGACCTCAACGCTTTCCTAACGAACCTGGGTGCTGACACGCCGGGCTTGGACCCGGCTGAAACCAACGCCCTGATCTCAGAGATCGCAGCTTCGTTCCCGTGGGCGTCGGAACTCGGGTTCCTGGAACTCATTCAGGGCCTCGTCGTGGAGGGCGCCGGACCGGAGCAGATCATCTCCGAGGTTCGCCAGTCGGAGATGTACAACAAGATGTTCCCCGGGATGCTCGGCCCCGGAGGGGTCCGCCGGTTCGGAACCGAGCGGGAATACATCAACACTGTCGACAGCTACCGGAAGGTCCTACAGGAACACGGTGCTTACGACCCGGGGCAGGACAACCCGATGGACTATGTGGCGTTCATGGATGCCGGCATCGCCCCGGACGAGCTGGGCTCCCGGTTCGCTACCTACGAGTCTCTGGATCGGGGCACTCAGGACCTGAAGGATGCTTTCGCCGTTTACGGCGGCATCGACCTGACGACCGACGACCTGTACCAAGCGGTGGTTTCTCCACAGTTCCGGGAGGAACTAACCAACAACTACGACATCGGCGTGGCGAACAATCCGTTCGACTACGAGACGTACATCGCCCGGGCCCACGAGCGGGGCAACCTGAAACTGGTGGACACTCTGGAGCAGATGCAGGCTTCCGGGGTTCTGACCGGTGGAGCTGTTTCGAGGATCTTGGCTATGGACAATGAACTCGGCCAGCAGATCATGGGCGCCCTGTTCATCGGTGGCGACACGGCCGGTGGGGGTAGGACGTTGGACCTGAACGAGCTGACCGAGGCATACTCGGCGGCCATCATCGGAGCCTCGGCTACCGAGGCCGGGTTCGGTATGCCCACCAAGGAGCGGATAGAGGAGTTCAGGCAGGCCGGTATCCAAGCCGCAGCTGTCAGGTCGACCTACCAGAGCTTGGCTATGCGAGCCCCGCAGTTGACGGGGATGCTGCAACGTGCCGGCCGGGGTGCTGAACTAACCCGCACCCCCGATGTTCAGGGCTCTGCCACGCTCGCCGAGCAGGAGGTCCTTGGCACAACCCAAGAGCTGACCTTCGCCAAGCAGGCAGAATCCGCCCGTGGCCGGCGGGCCGGAGGGTTCCAAACGGGCCAGCAGGGCCGCAGATTCACGCAACCTGGCCGTTCCATGGGGTATTAGTACACACTCCTCGGGCTCTAAGTAGACCGTCCTCCGTGGTTTCCCCGGGATCGTGGAGCGTAGGTGAACCGGGCGTAGGAGAAACAGGCTCATGGATGACTTCGAGGACGACTTCGAGGGCGAAAGTGGGTCGAGCCTCCGGCGAAAGCTGGAGGAGGCGTACAACGATAATCGACAACTGACAACCCAGCTAACCGGACTGACAGCCAAAGAGCTTATTCAGGAGCACGGTTACGGACTAGTCAAAGTCGAGGACCTGTTGGACACCAAGCTGGACGAGATGGCCGAACGGGCCGAGCAGCTCCAAGCGGAGCGGTCGGGCCAACAGACTGATCTCGCCCGGGACATGCTGGCGAAGCGAGGGCTCGTCGGAGCAGAGCTGGACAAGGCGGTCGAAGACTTCCTAGCGCCGGCTGGCACCGGTGATGTCAGCGCCCATACCAGGACCCGAGAGGTCGCAGCGATAGGCGGTACTGCCGCCCCGTTGCGGGAAACTTCGGGCCTGATGGGCCTTGACGCCATCGAGCATGCTCTGAGGACCAAGCAGTAGCCAGCTCCTACCCATACACCTAACCCCAAACCGGGAGCAAGAAAACCATGGCTACAGGAAGCTTGTCGCTTCTTGAGGCTGCCAAGTATGGCTCGACCACTCTGGGACGTGGCGTCGTTTCGACGCTGATCCAGGAGTCGCCGATCCTCGAGATGCTGCCATTCACGAGCATCACTGGCAACGCCTTGAAAGTGACAGTGGAAGACACCCTTCCAACTCCTGCTTTCCGTGACGTCAACGAGACGTACTCTCGCACGCATGGGACTGACACAGAGCGATTCTTCGGCTGTGCCATCTTGGGCGGCGAGGTGTTCATCGACAACTACATCGTCCGGGTCCAGGCGGACCAGATTTCCGCCAAGGCCCGCCAGTACAGCAAGTTCGCCAAGGCGATGAGCCGTACTTTCGATGCTTCGTTCTTCGATGGCACTGGCACGAGCAAGGACTTCAAGGGCATCAACTCGCTCATCACTGATGGGCTAGGGCAGACAATCTCAGCGGGCACCAACGGCGCCACGCTGACATTGGACATGCTCGACCAGGCATTCGACTCGCTGCGTTCGCAGTCGGCGCCGGATGCACTGCTAATGAACCGGGTAAACCGTCGGAAGATCAACTCGCTGGCTCGCAGCACCTACTCGGGTGTGAGCCTTATCGACGTTGGCACTGACGTGTTCGGTCGGCAGGTAAACGTCTACAACGGCGTTCCGATCCGCATTATCGGTGATGACATTGGTGGCACGCCCATCCTCAGTCACACCGAAACTCAGGGTCGAGTTCCGTAGCGTCCTCGATCTATGCCATCGCATTTGGCACAGACGAGAACGTGTACGGCATCCTCGGCCTTGGTGGGTCGTTCGACGTGGTTGATTTCGGCGAGACGGAGGCGGCCCCCGGGCACCTCGGTCGGGTCGAGGTTTACCCCGGAGTCGTTGTTTCCAACAGCTTCTCAGTTTGTCGCCTACACGGCGTCATCGAATAAGGAGGCTGACGAAATGGCCCAAGCAACACGCACAGTAGGCCCGGGCACTTATGTCCGGGACGCCAACGCACCAGTTCTGGTGGCAACGGGTAACGTCGCTGCGGACACCGATGGATCTTGGATCCAGGTGGACCGACCGGACGACGTGACGATCGAGATGATTCTCGGAGCGATCGGTGGCAGTGTCACCGGCTTCGATGTCGAGATCGTTGGCTCGGACACATCGGCGGTCGGCGTCTTGGCCCGGCGAAGAAAGTCGGAATAGTCGACGCGACCGTCTGAGGTGCAGCGCTCCAACAGCCCCGCCGCGGGGTCCGCGTCCAGATCGACTCCCAGC